AATTTTAAAATATGGGTCTGAGGGAGTCCCTAAAACGGATAAATAACGTGTCCCTCTCTATTGTCTTATGGTGTAACGGTTAGCATCCTACGTTTTGAGCGTAGCTGGGACTAAGTTCGAATCTTAGTGAGACAACCCTGTACTATTTTGTACTTTCTTCCTATATTTATTAATATGGGAAGAAAACAAAAACAATATCATTTCATTTATAAAACAAGAAATATTATAAATGAAAAATATTATATCGGAATGTACTCAACAGATAATCTTGAAGATGGGTATATAGGTAGTGGAAAATATTTAAGAAGAAGTATTAACAAATATGGTAAAGAAAATTTTAAGTTAGAAATTATAGAATTCTTATCTGATAGAAGTTTATTAATAAAAAGAGAAAAGGAGTTAATTAATGAAGAAAGCTTAAAAGATAAAATGTGTATGAATTTAAGAAATGGAGGACAAGGTGGATATTATAATAGTGAACATTATAAAAAAACATCTAAAATGGGTGGTGATATCCATGCTAATAAATTGAAACACAATAAAAAGTATCGTGAAGAAGTTATTGAAAGATTAACAATTTCAAGTAGAAAAAATTGGATAAATATTAACTTTAGAGAAAAAATTTTAAAAAACTTAGGTTTTAAAAATAAAAAACATTCAGAAGAGTCTAAAAAATTAATCGGTGAAAAGAATTCAATAAAACAAAAAGGAGAAAATAATTCACAATATGGTACAATCTGGATAACGAATGGTATTGAGAATAAAAAAATAAAAAAAGAATCTGAAATACCACATAGTTGGTTTAAAGGAAGAACTTTAAATAGGAAGTAGGATTGGCCACCTGTATGGAGAAGAACCTCCATACCCTATTTTAAATTGGAGAGATGACAGAGTGGTAATGTAGCAACCTGCTAAGTTGTACATCGGGTAAGACCGGTGCGAGGGTTCGACTCCCTCTCTCTCCGCAGAATTATGATTTTTATATTGCTAAGTGTTGAAATGACTTAAGTGTCTCGGCAGACTCGCCCTTCTGTCTAAAGGGTGGTGATAACAAAATAAAGACAGAATAATGGATTGACCACTAAAAATGTTAAAACTTATTTGTTCTGTACCTAATTGCACCGTACATGGTTCGAATCCTGTCTTAGCAGAGTTGTATATGTTAATTCACCTCCACGTTTGGTTACAACTGGAAACGGGTAATGCCGGCTAAGAAATTAACAATTAAATTAATTAACAAAAAATAAAGAAAGATGACTTAGTATTTATTTAAAAACACAATTATGGAACGGAAATTTAGAACACTTTATGGTACTCCGATACCAAATGTAGTTGATTATGTAAAAGATTACTTATCAAACAGAGAAGATGTAGAAATCTTAATCGGATCAGATTCACAATGTTATGGAAATAAAAAAACAGTATATGGTGTAGTAATTGCATTATATACAAAGGGTAAAGGTGCCCATGTTTTATGTAGTCGTGAGACAGTTCCAATGGAGAGAAATACTGCAACAAGATTATTAACTGAAGTTTGGAAATCAATTGAATTAGCTGAATATCTTAAAGATAATGGTTTACCAAAACCACAATGGATAGATATTGACTTAAATCCAGATCCAAAATATAAATCTAATGCAACACTTAGACAAGCGGTTGGTATGGTTGAGTCTTGTGGTTATAAAGTCAGATATAAACACTTAGGTGCAATTATGACCTATGCTGCAAATCATTTAGTTCGTTTGTAATGGGAGATTTTTTAAGTAAATTGGAATATGAGATTAAATTCAAATCAGAAGTTGAAAAAGTTCTGAGAGAAAAGGTCATGTCTAAAATTAAAATAAGAGAAATTTTAAAATTAATAAAAGAAAGAAATAAGAAAGATGGAAATTAATCCACCTTTTTTTATTTATTAAATAATATTTTTTTACTATCATTGTAATATGGGAAATAAAATAAAAAATTTTTTAATTGGTGCCGTAGTATCATTAAATAAAGTTCAAGAAAATATAAGTCAAACTGTTAATGGAATTGATAATAACATTTCAATTCAAAAAGAAGTTGAAAAACATGAAATAAAACTTGTAACAAAAAGTAGGTTTTATGATATTTTAAACAAGGCGGATAAATATGAAAGAGCATTAAAAGAAGGAGTATCCTTGGATATACTTAATAATAAAGATTTAGTATCCAAAAATCCAGAAAAAGTTGAAGCTGCAAATCAAAAAATAAGAGAAGCTTTGAATTCTACATTAACTGAGGAAAAAATAAAAGAAATTGAAGATAGACCAATACTTGGATTTAGAAATCAAAGATTTGGTTCTTTAATGGAGGATATTAATAATCTTGATGAGGATGCCAAATATAAATTTAGTACAAATAATGATTTGTATAAGTATGCTAGTAATGTAAAAATACATTATAAAGATGATGGTTTATTTTTGGAATTTATTGTTAACTCAAGTGAAAATCCAAAAATATTAATGATGAATTTTGAAGATCTAAATCATTTTTCTGTTGTTGAAAAAAATGCAAAGACATATGAATATGAAATATTATCTTATGAGGGTACTAGAGTTACCGCACCATTTGAGAAGGGTTATATGTATAAAGCAAACATTTTAAAGAATGGTGAATATAATTTTGAAATGGATGATAAAATAAACATATTGAATAAGAAAAATACTCCAGCAAAAAATACAGCGTTTTATAAATAAAAAAGGTGGATTAATTTCCACCTTTATTCTTTTATAACATTTATTTTTATTTTCGGTTCATAACCATTTGGTAGTCTATTATCTACACCTAGAAATTTTCCCACATTTTTATCCATTCTGATTGTTACCTCTTTTTTATCAAGATTTAACATTATCTGACCAACAGTTTGCATGTTATGTTCATTTTTTTCTCTATATGGATTGAAGAATGGGTTTTTATGATATTGTTGTCTCATTTTTTCAAACACTTCACTATCTGTTTTACAACTTTTCAAATATTCTTTTGCAAATAACATTCTCATATGAGAAGATTTCTTTTTAATACCTGTTGTATAACCAGCAACTTCATGTGCTATACCATGATTTGTTCTAACCATGACTTTTTTATCTTCTTTTAATTTTGTTACAACAGAAGTGTCTTTACTAGTTGCTTCAATATTATAAATGTTTTTATTATTTCCAACCATTGTTTGACCTTTAATACCAACATTTTTTTTATCATCACCGGAGAATGAAATAACCGACTTAACAACATTTTTTATTTCTTTATGTTTTAATGCTGTTCTAATTTTAAAACCATCAGTCGCTTTCTTTCTATTTTCAGTATCGTCTAATTTTGGATCTTTAAAAACATAATTTTTTCCATCCTTTTGTTTTTTTTCTATTTTATCACTTTCTTTTTCATCTTGTCTAACCAATAGACTTGAATTAACAATACCAATACCATATTCATTCATACCTTCAGACCAATCGGTATCCTCATCAATCCAATATACCATTTCCACATCATCAACAACTTCATGAACTACTTTCATTTTGGCAACATAACCTCTATCTCTATTTTTTGCCAAAATAATACCATTATCAAGTCTAACTGCAGCAATTGTACATTCTTTAATTAAATTTAATTTTTCAGATTTAACTAAACTTATCTCCTCACTTATTAATTCATTTAATTTTGATTCATTTATTATCATAATAAATTATTTATTACAATAAATATTTGATAATGTCAATAATATCATTTATATTTGCATTCTATTATTAATTAACAATAAAAAAATTATTATGAAGTGTATTAAATCAGTTAGAGTTGGCAAGAATGTTGAACTTGGTGAAATTAAAAGGGTAAATGATGTGGATGCAGATTTATCTGTAAGAAGTGGATCTTGGTCATATGTATCAAAATCTGAGTACAAAAAAACTATTAAACCGGTTGTAGTTGAACCAGTACTTGTTGAGAAAAAAGTTGAGAAAACTATTTCCGAAAAACAACGTGATAGTAAGAAAAAAAATAATAAAAAAGTTTCTAAATAATTTTTTTATTTGAAAAATTAGATTTATCTTTGCAACGTAATACTTATTATATATGACACATTAGATTAATAAACTTGTAGTAATAACCAGAGGTGATATGACACCAGGTTATCAAATGGCACAAAGTTGTCATTCAGTATCACAGTTCATACTTGAACATCATGATTTGGCTAAGAAATGGAATAACAATTTTTTAATATCGTTATCCATTGATTCAGAAGAAAAATTAAGTAATTTATTAACAAAAATTCAAGATATTGGCGTTCCTGTGTCTTATTTCACAGAACCCGATATTGACAATCAATTGACTTCAATTTGTTTCCTTGAAACGGAACAAACAAGGAGATTAACATCGTCATTACCTTTATCATTAAAAAATTTTAATAAACAATAAAACAAACAGTTATGATGTAGATTACAGAAAAGAAATGTGAAATTGTATTTCACTTCAACAAGAAACATTTGGAAGACCCTACCATTCCAATGTGGGTAATTAAATGTAGGGGTGACACTCATTATGTCCATCACGTAGTTGTAGAACCCGGTGTTGGTTTCTCAACAAAAGAAACTCCAAATAACACTCATACAAAGGGGAGTATCAAATTTAAAGCAAATTTGGTTTTAGAAACGGATGAGAATAATCAGACAATCGCAAGGTTGTATTAATAAAATAAAAAAATTAATAAAATGTCACAAAAAAACAACGGGTCAAAACAAAACCCAACAACAGTAATTAAATGTAGTTTTTCAAACTCAGTTCATAAATTATTAGAACCTAACATGGATAAAAAAACTTATCAACGTTGGAAGTATAAAAAAGAATTAACTGAAAAAGAAAAGATTGAGATCTTTGATAAAATAATGGAATTACATAAAGAAAGTTCCGAGTTATTAACCTCATATCAATTTGAGAAGAGGGAAAAAAGAAGAATACATAAAGCACGTGTTGAACGTGGTTATGAGTTCAAGAAAAAAATAAATAAAAAAGATTTGGTGAATCAAAATTAAGTCTTTATATTTGCATCAGTTCTTTAAAATATCTGCTGATAAACAAACAATAATCTTGACCAACATAATAGGCTTCGTTGACCGTTGGTGTAACTGTGAATTAACACATCGGGGTTATCTCAACCAAGAGAGATGTTTGTGGACAGATAAACGACCTTAGATTGTACTTAGGTACATTGGAAGGAAGTCCTTTCTCCCCAAAGTAGGGAGCGTACTAAGATTTATTCACATTCTTGGAGTGACAGATATTTTAAAGAACTTTATGGTAAAGTGACCGAGTGGTTAGGTGTGGGAACAGACGTTCTTATTACAAAGGTTCGAATCCTTTCTTTACCTCTGGAATTTCAGTACTGGTGTCCATAATACCAATGAAAGACAGATGAGGACAAATCTCCTGTGGGGTTTATTCTGTCAAATATCAAGGTAAATGTAGTAGAGTGAATGAGACCTGTGACAAAAACTGAATACGTCATTAAACTACATAATTTTTAACAGTTCTTTGATAATTTTTTAAAATGGCATGTTAACTCAACGATAGAGTAGGATTTTAATAACTTTTTATCCATTTTCTGATTGCATTATCACTAACACCATATTTTCTTCCCGTTCCACAATAACCTAGTGTATTTATTTCATTAACTAGTGTTTTATAATCTGGACGTTCTACTAATCTCCTAGAAAATTTGATTATTTCTTCTGGTGTTTTTAATATTTTTTTGTTATCAGTATTTTTAACATTACCACCACAATGTGTATCTAATGTTGCATTACAGTTTGGGCATAAAAATCTTAAATTTTCTAATCTATTATCGTTATTAACACCATTAATATGATCAAGAATTAATGAAAAATTTTTACCCATCCAATTACCGTCATTTTTACACATTAAACATTCATAAGGTAATAATTTATTTTTAATAATGTGTTTTTTAACACAACCTCTACTAAAATCAGAATTTACAGTAAAACGATTTATGTTTTTTGATTTATTAGTATATTCTCTTGATAATTGAGCTTGTGTTTTAAAATGTTCAGTATTTATTTTAAATTTTTCAATTAATTTTTTTAACTTTACATAGTTGGAACCATTTATATTCCACCCTAAATTTTCTAAACAATTTTTACTATTATAACTTAATTTCACGATTTCTTCTAAATTTTCCATTATATGTATTTATAATAAATATACCCATTTCTATAAAAGTTCGAGGTTCGAGGTTCAGTTTTAAAATATTTGGTTATATGAAAAAGTTTTCATATATTTGTAATATAATTGTTTCGTTAGTTTAACGGTAAAATACATCTCTCTAAAAGATTAGTTGTCAGTTCGAATCTGATACGAAATACAAATTAATTAATATGGTTATTCATAATGAATTTGAAATTGGTGATATTGTTTATTTAATAACAGATACTAACCAAGCTAAAAGAATGGTCATTGGTTTTAAAGTAACTTTAAATGATGTGAAATATATATTAGGCTGTGAACATTATGAAAGTCTTCATGAATCAATAGAAATTTCAAAAGAAAAAAATATTTTATAAAATATTTGGTAGACTCAAAAAGTTTTCTTATCTTTGTAAAAATTAAGAAATAAAAAGAAAAAAAAATATTTTTTAAAAAACACTTTGTTTTTCAAATAAATTTACTATATTTGTCGAACAACAATTAAATAACAACAAAAATTTACAACAATGAAATTGACAAGAAACATCGTCGCTCTTCAAAAAGGTTTGGTATGTCCATCTAATGATGGATTGGATAACAGAATACCAGTCGCTACAGTACAAGCTCACTTAATGAGTTTTGGTTACATGTTAGATGAGGATGCATTTGCAGAATTATCTAAATCAGATTTATCAGAAATACAAAAATTTAATGATGAAGTTATCTCTTATTTGAGAGAAATAACTGGTGGTAAAAGAAATTTCACCGCATTATACAAAAACTTCCCTGAAGAAGTTATGTCTATGTCTGATTCAGAATTATTCTTTAACGCTATTAGACATTATTGGAGTAATGGTACGTGGGAACCTAGTACTGTAACATACGAAAGACCAATTAAGTTTGAAAAAATCAAGTATACCATGATAAAATATGGTACACAAGAAAGATTTGAAAGAATCTTCACTGACTTGGTTTCTATTAATACTTCATTGACTCCAAGTGATTTGAATATTGTTAAGTGGTTCGCAGAGACTAATCAAAAATTAGTTTTCCCTGATGTAATTCCTTTCAAAGAAAACCTTTGTACCTTAGCAGGTATGGGTATTGAAGGATTACCAGTAAAAACAACTACTGACGTTTTACGTATTGCTGTACACTTATCAGGTGGTGACATCTCTTTACCAAAAGTACCTGATGCACAAGTTAGGTTAAACAGATGGAGTTCTTACAAGAGTGACAACCCTGAAAGAGAAAAATTCAAATTTAAAAGTTTCTCTCGTAAAGAAAGAAAATATCTTTTAGGTTTATTGGAGAAAACAAATTGTGATCCAAAGGAAATGGCGTTAAAGAGTGGAAGATGGGTTAAGTTGGCGCACGGATTACACGCAGGTGAATACAAGAACGCTTTCCCTAAAGCATTCGATGCTATCAACAAAATTAGAAATGAAAAAGTGAAAACTTGGTATTCTAAATTGAATGAAGCATTTGATAAGTCTTTGGAAAATGGTTTAAAAGTATTGTCTGAAAGACCAGGTGAATTCTCAAGAAGAATTGATTGGTTAATCCGTACTAATCCAAAGAATATTGAACTAATCATGTCTTACTTTAGTGAGGCGGTGAAAGGTACTTCAAACAAGGTATTGTTCGAGGTGTACAACCACTTTGAGAATCGTTTGGAAGCGAAGTCAGATAGATCAGTAATGATTAAAGGGGCAAGAAAACGTACTCCATTACCTACTTTACCAGCGTTATCAAATAATATTGTTGAATCAATTCACTCTAAATTATTTGAAACATTAAGAGATAAATTCTCTAACTTGGATAGTTTGGGTAACTGTTGGATTGATGAAGAATTGAAAAAGATTCCTTTACCAACTAACATGAGAAGTATGAACTTCTCTTCTAAACCAACTGTTAGAGGTCAAAGAACTCCATTGGATAATCCAGACGCTAAAGTCATCAGACCTTTCGTACATTGGATGGACCCTCGTGGTAGTGAAGACTTGGATTTGAGTGTTACATTTGTGGGTGACAAATCCGCCGATGTGTTATCATTCTTTAGGTTAAGAGTTGGTAAGTCAGTTCACTCAGGTGATGTTAGACATAGAAGAGGTGCTTGTGCTGAGTACATTGATATTCATATGAAAGATGCTTTATCTCGTGGATACAAATATGCGGTAATTGATGTGAGAAACTTTAACGGTGGATCATTGAAATCAGTTGAAACATCATTTGGTATCATGGAAAGAGAACATCCTGAATCAAATGACCACTGGTTACCTGAAACATTATCAAGTTGTTCATCTTTGGAATCAACATCTTCAGTGACGTTAATTTCAATAATTGACTTGGTAACAAAAGAGTATATTATGTTGGATATTGACTCAAGTGGTACAACATATGCAAGAGGAGATATGAAAAACACATTGAAACTTGTAGAAGATTATACTAAACTACCAAAAGTAAGTGTTTATGACCTTGTATTATTACACGTTGAAGGACGTGGTAAACAAGTAACATTGGATGACAATGTGGATACTTACTTCAAATATGAAGACTTTATGACTTCATATGAAATAACTGCGAGTTTTATGGGTATTTAATATTATGAACTCAGGTGTATATCAAATTTTAAATAAAATAAATAATAAATCATATGTTGGAAGTGCAGTAAATTTAAAAAATCGTAAATTACAACATTTTTCAAATTTAAGAAAAAATAAACATACCAATGAATATTTACAAAATTCATGGAATAAATATGGTGAAGATTGTTTTGAATTTATTGTACTTGCAACATGTCCTAAAGAATATTGTATAAAATTAGAACAATGGTTTATTGATAATTTAAGTAATTTGTTTAATATACAAAAAAAGGCAAATAGTAGTTTTGGTAGACCATGTAAACTTGAAACAAAATTAAAACATAGTGAAAATAGAATAAATTATAAACATTCTATTGAAACTAAAAATAAAATTACCAATTCATTATTAAATAATAAAAGATGTGTTGGTAAAAAACAAAAAGAAACAACAATAAAATTAAGAATATCATCAGATGGATATGTTGATTTTATGTTAAAAAAACAAAAAAAAATTTTACAAATGAATAAAAATAATGAACCAATAAAAATTTTTAATTCAGTTCATGAATGTTCTGATCAACTTAAAATAAATGTTGGTGATTTATCTAAAATATGTAATAATGTAAAAGGATATAAAACATATAAAGGTTTTAAATTTAAATACATATAAAAATATTAATGTGGCAACGGAATTAGTTACTTCTATTTTAATTGGTAAAAATTCACTAATCCAATTCCCACAAACTTTAGTTCTTAAAATATTTAAATGGCTATGTGTTATAATCACTTCACTTAACTGAACTGATTATTTGGTTACTTCTAATCAATTTTTCGGGACTGGTTCCCGAGCTACTGCAACGATACCAACACAATTACCATTTTAACCTTTGTGAAGGCAATGTTTTTTTTGGTTACTTCTAAACATTTGTAACGTTATTACCAAAACAATTCCCTTCCTTTTTATTTTGTTATTTAAAAATTTTAACTATATTTACAATAACAAAAATTAGTTCTTTGAATAATATTATTGATGGCCATCTATTTTGTCTTACTTCTAAAAATTAAACTTTAAAATTAACAGACATAGAATTTCCATCATTTTCTAAATATATTAAGGCCATGTATTGACTTAAACTATATTTTGAATATTTATTATTATGATAATATCAGGAGTATATAAAATAGTAAATACCGAAACTAATCAAATTTATATTGGTAGTAGTATAAATCTAAACAAAAGAGAAAATGAGTAAAACCATGAAAAATAAAATTAAAAATGGTGATTTTAATAATAATAAGTGGAAAAATATATCAAAAGAGGAATATGATAAAAATATAAAAATTTTAATTGATAAATCAGTTAAAAATAAAAAAAATAAAATCGTATGTCAATATACTTTAGATAATATTCTAATAAAAGAATGGATTAGTATTAATGACATTGAGAGAACATTAAAGTACTATGCTTCACATATATCCAAATGTTGTAATAATAAAAAGAAAACAGCATATGGACATATTTGGAAATTTAAACAACAATAAATAAAACAAAAAAAAACAACATTATGGCAACAGAAAATGTAAAAACAACAGATGAAATGGTCAAAGAATTATTTGACACAGTACAAGCAAAAAAATTAGCAATTGAAAAGGCAGAGAGACCTTGTTGGCAAACAAGTGGTAACTTCGGTTATTCTGCAAATTCAGCACATGACAGAAGTGATGTGAAAACAATAACTGACGTAAGAAAGATTGTGGACATGTTAGCGTTCTTGATGGATCGTAAAGAAAAATCAGAAAATGCATCAAAAGAATTGGGTGTGAACTACACATTCAGTTGGTTAGGGTTCTCAGTTGATGAATGGAAATCGGATTTCAAAACAAGAGTTGATCAAATCTCTCTTCAAGAAAGACGTAAAGAATTGGCTGAAATTGAAGCTCGTTTAAATGCAATTATCTCACCTGAGTTAAAAGCAAAAATGGAGTTGGAAGCTCTTTCAAATTTACTGAACAAACAGTAAATTAAATATTTTAGTTCTTTATTAAGGTGATTTAGGTCTAGCAGATGTAGTATAGGGTTACCGTTATAGAAAAACGGTCTGAAATGTTGTGAAACGCTATATCGTAAAAGAGGTAGCTGGTCAAACCTTAGGCTTTAGTTTTTAACCGTATGACTATTATTGGTGCCTATTCCAATTCTAAATTATCTTAATTATTTTCTTTGTTTAGAAAAACAAAGTGGTGGAGAAATGTAAATATATTTACGGCCTCAAAAGGTTAGGGTTTAATTACTCTAACCTTTTTTACTTAAGATATGAGACTGGTATTTTTTTCTGACACGCATAGTTTACACAATGTAATGTTATCACCTTTACCAAAAGGTGATGTGTTAATACATTCTGGAGATGTAACCAATATCGGAACAGAATCAGAAATTATTGAATTTGTTAAATGGTTTAATGATTTAGAAGGTTATCAACATAAAATATTTATTGCTGGTAATCATGATTTTGGATTTGAAGATAATAGGATAAGACATGGTAATGATTTACCTTGGTTAGATCGTTTGGTTGAAGAAGGAAAGTTACCAAAGTTAAATTGTATTTACTTAGAAGATAGTGAATATATAATTAATTCTGATGAGTTTTCTAAACCAATTAAAGTATATGGTTCACCTTGGCAACCAGAGTTTTTTAATTGGGCATTCAACTTACCAAGAAATGGTGTGGATATTCAGGATAAATGGAATCAAATACCGGAAGATACTGATATATTAATTACACACTCGCCTCCATACGGAATTTTAGATTATACATTAATGAATCAAAGTGTAGGGTGTGAATTTTTACGGTATAAGGTTAATCAACTTAAACCAATTATAAACTGTTTTGGACATATACATTGTGCAAGAGGTATAAAGGAAATTGATGATACTTTATTTATAAATTCATCAATATGTACGGAACAATATAAACCAAAAAATAATCCTATTGTTCTTGATTTAATTGAAAGGGATGGTCAATTTTTAAAATTTGTTGTTTACGATTAATATAATTTAATCTAGATTGTCTCATTTTTTCTTTAGATTCTTCTGAAACAATCTTCCCTTTATGTTTTTTACCTATTTTATTTTTTGTTTCATCACTAAGAGTATGTCCTTTTTTAGATAAACTCATCTTTAATTTAGTCTCTTCGGAATGTGTTTTACCACGTTTACTTTCAGACATTTTTAACAATGATTCAGGTGACATTTTTCCACCGTCACCACCATTAGTACCATTTGTTAGATCATTACCGATTTCTCGGTAATATTTTATCCATTTTATTTCTGATTCATTGAGTAATTCCTCATTATTTAATACCTCTAATATAATTACATTAACTCTTAATCCTTCATTTAAAAGAGATTTAATCCAAGTATTTTTATGTGTTACATATTTTAAACGTGATTCTTTATAATGATTTCTAATTCTTGTGTATAAGTCAACCGCTTTTCCAATATATCTAATTTGATTAGATATCGGATCTGAAAGACCATAAATAACATTTTTATTAGGTAAATCTTTTAATGAACTAATAAGTAGTTGATTACGATTATAATTTCCTTCTTTAATTTTTTCAATGAGGGGTCTTGATATAGTTATACTGATTTTTGTTGTGTTTGTTTCCTTCATAAAATAAATATAATGGAAAAAATTGGATATATGAATATTATTACTTATATAATATGATTTTATATCACATAACCAAAATAGAAAATATTGATTCAATTTTAGAAAAAGGTATTTTACCTAATTATAAAAGAGGAATAACTCATTGGTCGATTAAACAAAACTACGTGTTTTTAACAAATAACGTTGATAAAATTATTAAAGAACAAATTGGTTTATGTTGGGGAAAAGAAATAGTAATAATTGAAGTAGACATTTTTAAATATGAACCATATTTATATAAAAGTACAAATAAAATATCTGATTTTGAATTTATTACAGATAGAGTATTACCGGAAGAAATAAAAAACATCTTATTCAGACACGTATTTCGTTAATTCTTCCATTTGTGATGAAAGATATAGACCAAAGAATAAACCCCATTATAATTCACTTAAATGAGGTTTATGGGGAGTTGGTTGTGACAATTGTATAATAAACTATATTTATATTAAAAACACTATGAAAAAGATTATTGAATTAATTAAAAAATTATTGGGTGGTGGAAGTATCCAAGATAAAATTAATGAAATAAATGAACTTGAGGTTGCGGTTAATGATCAAATCACAGATATTAAATCTGAGGTAAAAGAGATTAAAGAATCTGTTAATGATCAAATTACTGACATTAAATCTGAAGTAAAAGAAGAAGTAAAAGAAATTAAAAATGAAGTGAATAGTCAAATTACAGATATTAAATCTGAGGTAAAAGAGATTGTTCATAAGAAAAGAGGTCCTTATAAGAAAAAAAAATAAATAATTTTTTTATTTCAAATTTTCTTCTTATATTTGCAATAGTTCTTTAAAATATGGGATAGTTTTGGTATTTGATTTTGTGTATTAGGGGTCGGTGGCACGTAAGAGCTAAGTTAACTCTTTAAAAACTGATTTGAACAATTAAACGGCAACGTTTACAAAAACATGGAAATTGCAGGAATTCTTGCAACTTCTAACGTAGCAGTAGCCTAAGAGGTGAATCTACACCGGGTCGAATTACATATAACCTAGGAACAGAAGTAATCAAGGGTTGATACACCCGAAACGTATCGGAGTACGTTGGC